GGGAACGTCACAGCCGCAGCCGTAGCAACAGCGTTGTTCGTCACTGTGAACCCTGCCCCACTCCGAGCCACAGCCACCCGGGCATAGCTCGTATAGGCGATCTCGCTGGTGGTCTGGTCGCCAGCTTCACCCGGGTCGGCAGTGTGCAGCGAGAAGTAGTAGCTGCCAGCCGTGGAACTGCCGCGGAGGCCGGTCGCATCGCCGTGCAGGCTGCTGTTCGTGTTGTTGAACATCAGCAGGAGAAGGTCATTCTCCCAAGTGTTGGTTTTGCTCATTTAAGCCTCGGTCTTTGTTGCTGTGTAGACGCCCCCGGAAGGGCTCTTGATCTGCATGGTGGTGGTCTTGGGCTCGGACATCTTCGCCAGCACTGCGGCCAGGATCTCCGCCGTCTGAGCGTTCGACTGCTGCACAACAGCACCCAGATTGGCCTGTTGCTCAGCGAGCGTGGACAGCGCCAATTCCGTGCTCTGTTGCGTGGCCTGCATCACCTCAGCGATAGGAGCCAGGGCTTGAGACATCGCGCCATTCACATCAGGCAGGACCATGGGTTGTTGAGGTGCTTGAGGCTGAGCAGGGGCGGCAGCAGGCTCCGCGGCTTGCTGTTGTGCTTCTTGGATGGTCTTCAGCGCCGCTGCTTCGGCACGCTCAACCGTCAGCATGGACGTGGCTTCCTTGGCGTCGATCTCGGCCTTGATTCGCTTTTGCTCTTCGTCCTGAGCCTTGGCCTCAGCCTCTTGCAAAGCCTGCTGGGTTTGCTCCAGTTGCTGACCCATCTGCTCCATCTGCTCGGCAACCTGCATCATTCGCTGCTTCACTGGCTCCGGCAGGTCTTCTTGACCGTCCTCAGCCTTCAGGATGGGCGATTCCTTGCCGATCTCCATCACGTCCCAGGTCTGCTGGAGAAGCTCCGTAACGTCGATCTTGGCCGCGGTCATGGGATTCCCAAGGGCGAACTCAGAGAACGCGCGGATCTTGTTGGTCAAGACCTCCTTCTGCATGAAGGAACTCGTACCCGTGGCCTTCCAACTCATGAAGGACGACTTGCCGAACTGCTTGATCTGCGCCCACAACTGGGCCGCTTCGTCGCCGTGGATCTTCTGCACCGTCTCAGGAGACAGATACTTCAGGTTCCAGTCGATGTAGCACTCCACGATCGGCTCGATCCACATCTCATCGATGTTCTGGATCACCTCTTTCATGGGCAAGGAGCTTGCCGACATGATCATGGAAATACCAGTGGCCGTCTTGTTCAGGTTGGACGAGTCATCGCCCTGCGTGTACTTCGTGATGCCCGTGTCATCGTCCGAGAACTGCTCGGACATGCGTATGACGTCGATCCACCCACCAGTAATGTCCGGCTCGACGAACTGCTGGATGGAAGCCTTCTTCTCTTCAGGCGACAGGCCAGGCTTGAAGTCGTACACCTTGCCGGGGAACTTCTTGAAGTTCTCGGTCGGCATGAACTTAGAACGATCGATTGCAGTCGTCCCAAGCAGAGCCATGCCCTTCCCCTCCATGAAGAGGCGGAAAGCAGCGTTGGTGACCTTTTGGTGAGGTGCATTGTTCTCAGCAACCCCAACACCCCACATTTCATGCTCGACAGCCTCATACAGGCCGCGATGCACCGGGGACTTGCCGCTGTAGGGGTTCTCTACCACCTTCACCACAACCCCGCCGGCCATGATCACGATGGCATCGACCATCTCGCCATCGTCAACAGCGTCCGCTACATCGATCTCGCTCGACGGCTGATCAGCCTTCTTAAGCGCAGTAGCCGGCACCTTACCGAAGAAGCGAGCAACCTTGATCCGGTCATTCTTGAACCAGTATTGGACGTTCCCGCGAAGCTGGGCAGCCAACTCCGAACCGTTCTCGTTGCCACGATCACCAGGCCCGACCAAAGCCATATCGACGTGCTCATAGGACTTGTCGCTCTTCCAAGCCCGAACGGTCTCTTTGCTCTCCATCGTGACCCAGAACACGCCCAGGCCAGCCTCTACCTCGCGTGCTTCAGGGTCCGGATACACGTCCAGGGTGTTCCCAAGCTCGAAATAAGGCAGGTCGAACTCGTACTTTTCCTCAACGATCCCGCCCTCAGCCGCCTTCGTCTCGGTCAAGGTCTCCTTACGCACGAACGGCCCGAAGATGAAGCCCGTACCGTAGGTGCCGAGCGTGTTCACGCCAGTCTTGAGCAGCGCCTTGAACTTGCCGCGCTCCATCTGCTCCGTAATGATGTCTTCCATCAGGTCCGCATAGGGAGCCAGGCTTTCATCCGTAGGCGTGGTGTCGAACGGCATCTGACCATTGCCGAACAGCGCATCAGTGATCTTCGCCCGAGCAGCACGGACCTTGTTTCGGGTCGATCCAATGAACAGACCCTTAGCTTTGCGAGCACGAGCTGCACCAGTTCCCGAGGTGTCGTCATCCCGAGGGATGCGCATTACATCCTGATAGCACTCCAGCAGCTTCAGTTCCTGCGGCTTCCTCGCGTTTTCCCACGCGACAAGGCGCGCTTCGAGCAGCAACGCCAGCGACGTAGAGGTTTGGAGGGATTCAGCCATGGTCAGAAGTAGATTCCAGAGTCGTCCGGTTGTGGTTGTTCAAGTGGAGGCAACTTGCCCCAGTCTTCATTCGTCATGCTCTCGGCATTGACGGCGATATATCGAAGGTTGTCCGCGCCGTGGCTCCACTCGTCATGCAATGGAGCGCCTGGCTCGTTCGTCTGCTGGTTGATGCTGCGGCGATACCGCTTGGCACACTGGATCAACCGTGCAGCCTTGGTCTTGTCCATGTAGAGCCGAGGGAAGGTCATCCGGGTCAGCCTGATGCCGTCCTCAATGCTGATGTTCGGCGTGATCTCCACGTCCCAACCCAGCCCCTTCATGATGTCCTCTGCGCTCTTGCCGGTCCTGTAGTCCTTGTGCCGGCCATCGTGGGGAAGGTAGACCTTGCCCCAGTTGTATTTCTTCTCTTTCAGCAACGCTGAGTAGTGAGCCAGCGTCTTGTGGCTGTCCTCGATGTTCTCGATGATCCCGAGGGCAGAACCGTTCTTCTGCACCAAGCTGATCGACATTGCGTCATTCCAGCCAAGGTCGAACACCACCTGAACCTTTAGTTTCGGGTCGTGCGGGACATTGCAAAGCCTGCCCTCCTCTTCCGCCAGGGCGATCTCGTCGTAATAGATCGCGCCTTGAACAGCAGGCTTGCACTTGCCTTCCCATATGTTCTCGTACTCACCCTTCGGCATCGTTGCCTTGGCGTGCTGGCGTTCTTTCTCCAGAACAGCCGGAAACCATGGGTTGTCCGAGTAGTTCACATGCGCGATCACGCAATCTTCAGGCGTGTCATGGACAAACCGTTGGTGCGTCTCGTCGGTCTCAAGCTCCGGGTTGTACGAAACCCAGATCTCCGAAGTTGTGCCGTCCGCGTATTCCTTGCGGATGGTCGGGATCAGCACACCCCATGACTTCCGGCTAACCGCGTGGCCTTCTTCCACCCATGCTCGATCGAGACCCTCGAACGACTTGATCGAGTCCACCGTATGCTGAGACAGGCCCGAGAACAGGAACAGGCTGCCGTTCTTGCCTCGAATCTCCGTCTCCAGCACGTCAAACAGCGAGCTAAGGCCCATCGCCTGGATCTGGTCGCTCAGCAGCCTGTGCACCGAATCCTTGATGCTCTTCTGCACCTCGCGGAAGCAACCTACCCGAAGCGGCTCCTGGGCAGCCTGGATCAATAGCGCACGGGCGAAGGACCAGGACTTGGCACTACCCCGCCCCCCATACGCAACCTTGTACCGATGCGGCTCAAACAGGAAGCCGAGCTTTTCGGGGAACTCGACATTCACGGCTTGACCAGCGTGACAGTCATGTTCATGTCCATCTTCGAGCCGTCAGGGTTGCCAATCGTCGTCGGCTGGACAGGTTTGCCGTGTCCGCGCTCGATGATCGCCAGAGCTGCGGCCATCCGGTTGCGCTCGTTCTCCCCGTTGCTCATGATAGACAGCAACACATCCAGCGCGTCCAAGGTCTTAGCCTTGCACATCGCGTCAAGAGTGCGCTCTTCCTCGGTCTTGGCCGGGCGGCCTCCAGGGTTCCCAGACTGCCCCTTAACGAAGGCCGTCTTGGGCGCTTTGCGCTTTGGGCGGTCTGATGCTGGTCTGTTTTCAGACATATCAGACTCCATGTAGAAAAGCCCGCTCAGTCGTGAAACTGGCGGGCGTGAAGGGTTAGCAACTGCCAACCAAGGAGAAGGGGTGCCGGGTCAGATCCTTTAGCTACAGCACATCAAAGATGAAGATCTGCCCGGCGAACGGTGATGACGACAGGAATCGAACCTGCACGCAGCGAACACCCTAAGGGCCGCCTCTCTACCAACGAGTTCCGTCATCGAGAACGACAAAAGCCGCCAGACCTTGCGATCGAGCGGCTTTGGAAATTCTGGAGGCACCTGTGGCGTCCGGGAACCGAGCCTACCAGAAAAAAGGATTACGTCAAGCGCTTTCCTCTTCGGAGTACTCGCGGAATGCTGACGATCCGACAGCCCAGTCAATCGGGGCAGCACCAAATGCCTTCAACGCATGTTGCGCTGTGTACCTGTATCTCCTCTGCGCGTGCGTCGTCCGATATTCCAGCGACCGTTCCTGCTGGTTCTCCTTGACTGTGGCAATACGGACGTTTCCCACGGCGTACGGCCCTTTGTCACCCTTGCGGCACATGCACATGTCTTGTGACCGCCTGCCGCGCCTTTCCCAATGCGGCTCCCAAAGCGTCCACCACTCATCGAACGTCAGCGTGAATTCAATACCTCTCTGTTTAGCGCTGGCCTTGTGCTGGTTGTAGCGATGCCGCGGTGAGTCCATCACAGCACCCCCGCGTTCTTCAGCCTGCGCGTGAGCTGGCCCCGAGCCTCGGCAATGATCTCCCCCCGCTCGATCGGATCTTTCGGCAACCTCGGGCTTAGCCAGACCTTGTGCCCGGTGTAGCAGTTCCGAGCCAGGATGTAGAGCGCTGCCCGGTACGGCTCCTGGATCTCCCCGATGTGGAAGTCGATGCATTCCATGGTCGATCCGTGCAACTCGTCCTCGATCACGTCAGAAACGCTGTCGTACCCCCTCCCCGACTTGGCGTTGCGGAACATGGGGTCTGCTCCACAAACAGGAACGGGGATGTATCCCTTAGCCCAATGGTGGTAGGCCGATAGGAGAGAGTCCAACTCATCGGTAAGTTGGAGATCCCTCATCATCAGTATGCCCTCTGCACGGCTGCGAGCAACCTATTAGCCAGCTCGTCAATGTCCTCAGCCTCAGCCGATTCATAGTCGATCGTGGGGAATATCAGATCCTCCCAGGCCGTTACCTCTGGAGGGAGAGCAGACATACAGCCTGCTCCTGAACCAGGGAGAGCGGCTACTAACGTGAGGTTGTTGGTCATTGCGTGTTTTCTTTCATGGCCGCTTGGGCCTTTCTGGATTCCTCAAGTCGGTCAATCTCAGATCCATCCACGAATTTCCCGTCATCCAGCCACTTCCAAAAAGAGGAGAACCGTTCCCTGTACACATCGCGGGCCTCGGACTTAAGGCCAAACCAGCTTTCCACGATCACGCGTGCGAAGTGGTATTCCTTGGTTGTCTTGATCAGGTGAAATTCGACTACCTTCATGCCTTCATCCCCCTGATAGCCGCACAGTGCCTCTCGAATCCCCTAACAGCATCTGAGCGACGGGTATAGGTTTGTCCAGACGCCGGACCGAATATCCAGATCCAGATGCCTTTGTGTACCTCGATGTATTCGACTTTCACTGCATACCTCCTGCTAGGTTGAAAACTGAGTTGGGTTGCGAACGTTTGGCAAAGGCCACGATCTTTTCTGGCGAGATCTCCTGGCGGGCCAGCCTCTTGTGGTAGTTCCTCCGTTGCCTCTCCAGGATTTTCGGGTCGGTCTTTGGCACATGCTCATGCCGAGCGCGGCCCTTGTCGGTCAGTTGGTAGGTAGCGGGCACCGTTTCGATGTACCCATGCACCCGGAGGTTGTCTATCAACTGGCTGCACTGCGGCTGGGTCAGCCCCAAGTCCTTCGCCATCTCCTTGTACGGCTTTCCCAGGGCTATCCATGCGAGTGCTTGCTTTGTCTTTGTCGTCATGCGTTCTCCTTCTTGAGGTCTCTCGTCTTGGCCCGATAGATCACTTTGATTTGCCGCAACGTGTCGCGGTCCCACTTGATCGGCTCGTTGTCGGCTTCCAGGGCCTCTACGGCATCCAGTCCAATTCGGGCCACCAGTCCGATGCGGTACTTGACAACATTCCCGGCAAGATGCTGGTTGCAGTGGACGCACTGGGCGTGGCAGTTGCGCTCGTCAAATCGGAGATGGGCCGCTGCTCCTGTGCTTCGGTAGTGCCCAGCATCACGACCAGCGTGAAGCCCGGATAGGTCGCCCTGAGGCTTTCCGCAAGAGATGCAAGGCTCTCGCTCGTCTCTGGTTCGGATGAACTTGTTGAATTCAACTTGGGCCTCCTTGATCAGTTGAGGGATGGTCTTGAGTGATTCCCGCTTTACCCGGTCCTGCTTCTTCTCGGTGGCTACTCGCGCCTTCTTGGCTCGCTCGATTCCGCACATAGGCCCACAGACGACCTGGAGCGGCCTGGCAGGCACGAAGCGGGACTTGCACTGCTTGCAGGTCTTGGCCTTCATGCGGCCTCCAGGTCATAGAACGTCACGCCAAGGTCAGAAGCCGCGTAGGCCTCCACCTGCTCGCAGAACGCCGAGAATTCCTCGGTCGATAGCTTTGCGCTGCTCATCCCGATCACCGATCCATCGGGAAGCTCGACCACGCCGATGAACTGGCGCTTGAACTGCTCGTGCCACACCTCGGCATCGAACAGCCGGCCGTTGACCGTGGCTTGCTGGG